CCCCTCTTACTACTCGCAGAGGGATAACACAGACTTCTATATTGCTCCGATACCGGCAGCCCCTGTGAGCCTGCGGGTTATGTATTCGGTCAAGCCGACATCCACAAGCTCCAGCATTCCAGACACTATTGGCAAAGAGTATCGAGAAGTTATTACTCACGGGGCGTTGTATAGGCTACAGATGATGGCATCGCAGCCTTGGGCGAATCCTAACGCAGCCTCCGTAAACAAGCAGCTTTTTGAGCGGGGCTTGGGTCGAGTGATACGACAAGTCAAGTACGGTTTCAGCGGTGGCTCATTAACCTGCAAATCGAGGGAATTTATCTAATGGCATATTTAACGACCATTGATCTTGTTCAGGGAGATCAGCTTCCCGAGATCGAGATTACTCTGAAGGATAGCAACACAGCCGCTGCTGGTGCAGTCCTTGATACTGACGATCCAGCTACGTTTGCTGCATTAGACCTGACAGGTGGGTCTGTGCGAATGCGAGTTAGAGCTGTTGGGCAGACCGCACTTATTGATACTCTGGTGGGTACTGTTACTGCACCGACAGATGGAAAGGTTACGTTCGTATTTGACAGTGACACGTTGGCGTCAAGCGGTGTTCTTGAAGCTGAGATAGAGTTTACTGATCAGGATTCTCGTACACAGACAGTAATGGACCTACTCAAGTTCAAAGTACGATCACAGTTCGGTTAACCCATGTCTATAGCGGCTATAGTAAAGGTCAGATCGCTTACGGTCGAAAACCAGATATCTTTCCGGAAGGTAACTGGCGTAGTCAACTGGAAGAATCTTTACCTGCATGACGTTCATGTCAATGCAGAGAGAACCGTTTACGTATTCGATAGTGAGTTTGGGTTCTCTGACAGTGCGATATTTCTGTCTAATAAGGGATTAAGCGATAGCCTTGGATTCCTCTCTGTTGAGCCATTGTTTACTGTCGGCAAAAATCTTTCGGACTCAGTAAACGTAGTTGACTCTACATCGCAGCACCTAAACAAAGGTGTAAACGATCCAGTAAACCTATCTGAGGCAATGGCGTTCTCTCCAGTAGCGGGAAGATTCGACTCGATTGGGTTTGTTGAAAATGTCGACACCCTGCTCACCTTTATAAGAACCTTTACATCGGCGGGTAACGATTCTCACGTCATGATAGATGCCCTGTCGGTGGAGTCAGATAAGTCTCTAGATGATTTTTTTCAGTTCTCTGATCTAGCCAGCCTTGAGCCGAGTAAAGGTCTGTCAGATACAGCTCCGATGTCAGATAGCACAGCCTTTAGCTCGGGATTGTCTCATCAGGATTCGGTGTTTGGTGTTGATTTATTGAGCGTAACCAGACAGCCATACAATTTCGTGATCAATGCATTGAATGGGGTGGCTACTGTAACCGGAGAACCAGATGACTCTTTTGCAATGGCGGAGGAGCCCCTGAGTTTCAGTGCATCTATCGCCCTGCAAGATGGTTACACTTTGGATGACTTTGCTCAGGTCGATAAGTCTGTAGACGGAGTGAAGTCCAATATTGTCACCATGACCGAGTCGCTGGCGTTTGATCATTACGTCACTGGATCACTATTAAATCAGTCTTTAGTGGGCGCGATGGTCCTTAATGGGTAGGGGCAAGCAGATTTTTTTTGCTTTGTCAAAACATGTATGACCCTCTATAATACAGATTAAATCTATCGGTCTTTTAAGCGTCAAGACCGGAAGAAGTTACAAACACGTTTTACGACGCAACGCCACTGTCTTCATGGACCGGAAAATCGGACAGTTAATTATTGTCGATTTTTTGATTTAGAGCCTCGATTCAGAAAGCTCTTCGAAATCATTTATTGATCGTCAATTTTGAAATTGAACGCTGATTAATTCGGAGACTTACCCATGATCGTTGATGATCTAAAGTTAAATGGACGGCTTACTGTTGACCTGATCGCAGAAGACGGAACCATCAAAGAAACACAAGAAATTCCCAATCTGGTAGTAACTACCGGAAAGACCTTCGTTGCTTCTCGCATGGCTGGCGCCTCAGCAGGCGTGATGTCTCACATGGCTATCGGAACCTCATCCACTGCCGCCGCTGCAAGCGATACAGCTCTGGGAGCTGAAGTGGCTAGGGTTGCACTGACAAGCACAACTGCTTCTAACAACGACGTGGTATACGTCGGTAGTTTTCCGGTAGGAACTCCTTCCAGCGCAGAATCTATTGTCGAAGCGGCTATTCTAAATGGATCGTCCGGAGGCACCATGCTTTGCAGGACCGTATTCAGCGTAATATCCAAAGCCCCAACAGACAGCCTCAGTATCACTTGGACCGTCTCAGCTAGCTAGGAGCCATAAATGGCGATTAAGTTTTCGAACCTAGCTAGCACTACGCTGGCTAGTGGCGTTTCCGATACGGCAACGTCTCTCAGTGTCACCAGTGCATCTTCATTCCCCTCTCTTGGGGGTAGTGATTATTTCTATGCGTCTATAGGAAGAGGTTCGGGATCAGAAATAGTAAAAGTGACCGCCTTGACCGGCACCACTCTAACGGTGGTTAGGGGGCAAGACGACACCACAGCTATAAGCCACGCTTCAGGCGTTGAGTTTGCTCTTAGAGTAACCGCAGCCTCTCTTAATGATCTAAGCACTCAAGCCGATACAGAGTCAGTCTCCATTGCTGGAGACACAATGACAGGCGCGCTTACAGTTCCTGCTTTAGATATCACAGGAAACACGACTACTAGCGGAACTATTGATGGTCGTGACGTTGCTACTGACGGAACTAAGTTGGATGGGATTGAATCTGGTGCTACCGCAGACCAGACTGCTTCTGAGATTAAAACAGCTTACGAAAGCAACTCAGATACAAACGCTTTCACTGATGCTGACGAGTCTAAGCTGGGCGGCATCGAATCTGGTGCTACCGCAGACCAGACTGCTTCTGAGATTAAAGCAGCTTACGAAAGCAACTCAGACACAAATGCGTTTACAGATGCTGCCGAATCTAAGTTGAGCGGAATCGAGGCTTCAGCCGACGTAACTGATACCACCAACGTTACAGCCGCTGGCGCACTAATGGATTCTGAAGTAACTAACCTTACGCAGGTTAAGGCTTTTGATTCTTCAGATTACGCTACAGCAGCTCAAGGCACTACAGCAGACGATGCACTACCCAAGTCTGGCGGTGCTATGACTGGTGCTATTACAACCAACAGCACCTTTGATGGTCGTGATGTTGCTGCTGATGGTACGAAGCTAGACGGCATTGAAGCTAATGCTACAGCAGATCAAACAAACGCAGAGATTCGTGCAGCCGTAGAAGCTGCCAGTGACTCTAATGCGTTTACTGATGCTGACCACAGTAAACTTGATGCCATTGAGTCAGGCGCGACCGCTGACCAGACTGCCGCTGAAATTAAAACAGCTTACGAAAGCAATTCAGACACTAATGCTTTCACCGATGCTGACCACAGTAAGCTTAATGGTATAGCTGCGAACGCTAACAATTACGTCTTGCCAAGCGGTTACGCGACAGAGAACTATGTAAATACTCAAGTAACTAACCTCGTTGATTCTTCGCCTGCCACGCTGAATACACTAAATGAACTAGCGGCTGCTTTGGGAGATGACCCTAACTTTGCGACAACCACAGCTAATTCAATTGGGACTAAGGCGGCTTTATCGGGCGCGGCTTTTACTGGGGCTATAACTACCAACAGTACTATTGATGGGCGCGATGTTGCTACAGACGGTACTAAGTTAGATGGTATCGAAGCCTCCGCAGACGTAACAGACACAGCTAACGTGACAGCCGCCGGTGCCTTGATGGACAGCGAGCTAACAGCCATTGCTTCCGTTAAAGGATTGGACCAAGGCGTAGCAACTACCGACAGCCCTTCATTTGTAAACCTTACACTTAGCGGCACAGGTTCTGTAAAAGTACCTAGCGGCACTACAGCCCAGCGTGACGGCAGCCCTGTTAACGGCATGTTCCGTTACAACTCTAGCAACCAACAATTCGAGGGATACCAGAGCGGCGACTGGGGAGCTATTGGAGGCGGTGGCGGTAGCAATACATTTACCGCTGATACCTTTACAGCTGACGGGTCTACAACGGCTTATGCACTGTCTCAGGTTATTAACTCTGAAAACAACTTGCTGGTGTTTATTGACGGAGTATTCCAGCAGCAGAGTGCTTATAGCATTGCTACTGCCTCAGGCACTACTACGCTAACTTTTTCTACTGCGCCTGCAAACACCAGAGAGATTATTGTCTACTCTGTTGCTAGTGCTGTTTCGGGTAGTAACTTAAATACTGACTCTATGACGGGTGACGGAAGTGGCGTTACTTTAGCGTTGAGTATTGCGCCTGTAAGCGAAAACAACACGCAAGTATTTATTGATGGCGTTTACCAGAATAAAGATACCTACAGCATCTCCGGCACTACATTAACATTCTCTACTGCGCCCCCAACTGGCAGTGCTGTAGAAGTAATGACCATGACGCAGACTGAAGTTAACGTGCCTGTTGATGGGACTATTACGTCGGCTAAGTTATCTGGGGATTTAGTTACTCCATCAAATTTAACAGTTACTGGCACAGCCACGATGGATGGGCTTGTTGTTAGTGGCGCACAAAACTCAAAAGCTGCTTACTTCGATGATTCGTCTGAGTCAGGGTATCGTCAGCTTCAGTTTACCTCTTCAAACAATGGGCAATACTGGGACATAAACTCGCAAGGTACGTCTGGTGGATTGGGTGGTGTACTAACACTAAGCACTAGAAATACAGAACGTATGCGCATAGATACCAGCGGTAACGTGGGTATTGGAACAGACACAATAATAGGCTCTGCTGCTAATAGAGGGGTATTAACATTAAGTGGAGCATCTTCAAGTTTCCTTACCTTTGGAACAGGATCTACTCGTTGGGGTGGTGTTTATTCTAGTGCTAGTAGCACGATATTTTTATCAGACAGTATTTCTACATTTGAAACTGGTGGCGTAGAACGCATGCGCATAGACTCCAGCGGTAACTTGCTTGTGGGTAAGACTGCGGCAGACAATACTACAGCAGGCACTAGAATACACCCTGCTGGTTACGCTTCTTTTACCATTGCTAACGATTACCCAATAATTGCAAATCGTTTAAGTTCTGATGGCGACATTGCAGTATTCCGCAAAGACAGCACAACCGTAGGTAGTATTGGTAGTGAAGGTGGCAACAGTCTTTACATTGCAAACGATGATGCAGGTCTTAGATTCTCAGGCGGGTCAAATTGCATTATTCCTTGTGGTGTTGCTGGCGCTTCTAGTGATGGCTTATTAGATTTGGGGTTAAGCGGCTTACGCTTCAAAGACCTCTACCTATCAGGAAAATCCATAGTAGGCTCAGGTTCTTTTGATGGCGGTGGTGTGATACATAATTATGGGAGCGATGGTAATAGCCGTTCTTGGTGGACTAAAACAGATACCCACGGTTATGGTGATTTTGCAATACGTCAATCCACAACACAGACTGGCTCTACTTATCAAACTAGACTGTTGATAGACTCATCAGGCAACCTGTTGGTGGGTAAGACTTCTACATCGCAGACTACAGCAGGCACTGTTTTATACAACAATGGTCAAGCTTATTCGACAGCAAGCGGAACTCAAGCAAGCGTATTAACGAGGCTATCCAACGATGGTCCAATTCAGATTTTCTATAAAGATTCTAGTGAAGTAGGTAGGATTGGTAGTAATGCTGCTGGAGGTACACCAGTTCTTGACATAAGTGCCAATTCTTCTTCAGGCATTATGAGGATGCTTACGTCTGGCACAGAACGCATGCGAATTACTAGCGCTGGTAGCCTCATGGTGAACAGCACTACTAATTATGGCAAATTCGTTGTAGAAAACGGCGGTAACAGTTATCCAGTGTGGTTTAGAAACACAAGTTCTGCTATCGACTATCCCAATAGAATAATGAGCAACTATGCTACAGGCGGTCAAACCGCAACAATGTTGCAATTTTTAAACGGAGGCTCCGCAGCAGTAGGAGCAATTAAATCTACAGCTTCTTCTACATCCTACGTCACCTCATCAGACCAACGCCTCAAGGAAAACATTGCAGACGCTGATGACGCAGGTAGCAAGATAGACGCTATCCAAGTACGACAGTACGACTGGAAGGTTGACGGCTCTCACCAAGACTACGGCATGGTTGCAC